AGCTGTTAATCAAATGGACAATTCTAATCCCGGTTTTGGTGGATTCATGAATATGATGAATGAATCTGGAAATAGTGGTCCAAAAGCTCGACCTCCATCACCAGTAGAAACAAAACGATTTAATATTGGTAGAGATGAGCCTTCTTCTAATTCAAAAGCAAAGGTCTCAAGTTCAATGTCTAGTGGAGGAATCAGTTTAGAAGAAAATGTCACTAATCCATCTGCACCACCAAAGTCTAGCAGAACTAGACCTGATATGAAAGGACCCAGCGATATAAATGATTTACTTTCTAACTTGAAATCAACATCTAATAATAAAACTGCATCCGGTTTAACGATTGATGATAGTAGCACAGTAAGTATTAGTGAATTAAAAGAAATGCAGAATGATATGAATAAAATGCCAAGTAAAAGTAAGCGACGAGGAAAAAGCGATAAAAATACAATCAGCTTAGATATTTAAAGATATTTTTTTATATTAATTGAAATTAATGGAGAGTGTTTACTTATTCGGCTTTGATAATGATATACAAAGTTATCATACAAATCAAGAAATTAAGGAAAAAGAAAAAATAGTATTAAATTACGCAAAAAATAATAACAAAGAAATAAAACTAAACCATGTAAGTAATGTTTTTAATTTTGTTGATAAAATAAAAAATTTATATAACTTCCGTTTTTTTCTAAAATTACTGATAAAATTCAAAGAGAATGAAGAAAGTTTCATTATGATTAATGATTTAAATTAAATTAATTGAATTATTTATTATAAAATATTTTATTGTAGTATAATAAATATGTCAAATTATCTCTTCATCGATGGAAGCTATTTCTGTTTTTACAGATTTCATGCTTTACTTACATGGTGGAAAAATGCACATCGAGATGAACCTCTTGAAGACCCTTTCGCTAATGTCCTCTTTGTTGAAAAATTCAAAAAGGTTTTTAATGAAAAAATAACTGAGATTGTTAAAAAACTTAAATTAAAAAATCCAACAATTATTATAGGTAAAGATTGTCACCGAAAAAATATATGGAGAATGGATACATTTTCCCAATACAAAGAAAATAGGTGCAATGATGAAACTTTTCTGGGAGGACCATTCTTTAAACTAGCATACAAGGAATTATATCCAAATAATAAAAATATTAAAACTATTATTGGTCATGATAGACTAGAAGCAGATGATTGTATAGCAATTGCTACAAAACATGTATTAGAAAAAGATAAAGATGCTCACGTATATATCATAACAAGTGATATGGATTATTTACAATTGTTAAATGAACGAACCCATATCTACAACTTAAAATATAAAATGTTAACAGAATCAAAAAATGCATTTGAATGCGCAGAAAAAAACTTGTTCTGTAAGATTGTTACAGGTGATAAATCTGATAATATACCTGGTATTTTTAGAAAATGTGGCATTAAAACTGCTGAGAAACTATTTTCAGACCAAGATGAATTTATTAAAAAGTTAAATCAAGAATCATGTAATGAAGAATATCAAAGAAATAAACTATTAGTTGACTTTAATCTTATTCCTTTAGAATACGTTAATCAACTTAAATTGACATTTAAATTTTAATTATGCAAAATCATAATCAGCAAAATCATACCGATTAATATTATTAATTATTTATAATTGAAATTAATAATATTATTTTTTTATAAACACATCATGGGATTTCTATCAAAATACGCAATTGGAATTCAAATTGGTAAAGGATTCTCTGGAACCGTATTTGAATGCTTTTGTAGAAAAACTGGAAAAAAATACGCATGCAAAATTATTTCAGGTATGAAAGAAATCGAAAGAAATTGTCACGAAATTGACGTGATGAAAACATTATCACATAAAAATATCAACAATATCAAAGAAATATTTTATGAAAGAGAAACAAAAAATCCTAGAAACTACATTATTACTGATTTTGCCGATAAAGACCTATTTGATTATACAAAACAACACAAAACAACTGAAAATTCAGCAAAGCATTTCACAAAACAAATATTACAAGTTGTTAACTATCTACACATTAATAACATCTGTCATTGTGATTTAAAACATGAAAACTTTCTTTGTTTTAATGTTTCTAACGAAGATTATTTTGAAAATGTATCATTAAAATTAATAGATTTTGAATTTAGTAAATACACACACAATAATATTGGCAAACGAAAAAGACTCATTGGTAGAAGTGGAACTATATCATTTATGGCACCGGAAATGTTAAAGAAAAAAACATATACAGAACTTGTCGATATGTGGAGTGTAGGTGTTATTACATACAGTATGTTATATCATACTTATCCAATTGTATATCAACGTATTGAAATACCAGAAAGTTTTAATGTTAATTATTTTAATAATCCAAATATTAGTGACAATGCTGTAGATTTTGTTAAAAACTTGTTAGTAGAAGAACCTAAAAATAGAATGACATCTCATGAAGCATTAAATCATGAATGGTTACAGATTTGAATTTGAAATTGAATTCGTATTTGGATTTTTATATTTTATTACTACACATGATTCCATTCCTTTTTTAATTGCTCTCTTTTGCTTTGCATAAGTTTGATTATCCCTCTTATAGTATCCGCTTTTAGATATCGTATATAACGGATTATCTATTTTTAATTTTTTATGGAATGCATCTCCATATGATTCTACTACTATATTATTATTTATTACCAAGTGGTCTGTCAACCAATTTGGCAACTCTATATGGTAATATGTAATTCTTTCATTTATATTATGTCTTTCTAATTTTTTACCATGAATATATGGTATGAACCATTCATTTGTATCTTTTATTAATATTCCATGCGATGGACTAATTTCAAATTGCTTTTTAGGATAATTATTACCAAAGAAGTTCTTTGGTATGATATACGGACTATTACCACTTGTTGTTTTAATTTTCGATTTTGTAATTTTTGTTATAGGAACATGTCTGCCATCACTTGTTATTACAATATCATATTTCTTTAATGCTGTAATATTTACAAAACCTGATGGTGTTTTAATAGTAGAGTCTTTTAATAGACAAGGAATATTTATTGGCTCTACATAAGTTCCTATGAAAAATTCACCTGCTGGTAAGCCATCTGGCATCCAATAATTATTACCATCAAATGTATATTTTGTTGAGCTAGATGAAGGTGAACTTGCATTTGCATATACCTCTGCGCGATACAATGGATAGTGATTATTTTTATATAATCTATCATCAAACCATTGTGTGTAATAAAAATCTGGATTACCTGCAAATATTAACCCATTTGGCATATAAAAATACAAACCATTAATTTCTACTTGTCTTGCGGTTCCATCACCACTGTTAACATCATATTTTCCAGGACCAGCAACATGTGCTTTTGCAGAATCTTCTGTTCTATACAATGGATAATAACCTTCGAAAAAGAATGCATCATAATAATTACCATGAAAGTATGTGCTATTTTCTATTAATCCATCTGGCATATAATATGTTCTTCCATTGAATACATGTGTATGATATGTATTTACAGGTGATTTAATAACTGCAATTTCAGTATTATAATATAAGGGATAGTATCCATTTATATCAACTGGGTCATCATAATTTCCTAAGAAATATGTTTCATTTAATACTAATCCATCGGGCATGAAATAATCAATACCATTCAATGTGTGTGTTGTCAAAGTATTAAGTGTCGAAATATTATATGCATACATTGGACTGTGATACAATGGATAATAACCATTAACTTTGAATGGTGTAAATGGAACTAATGTCATAAATGTAAATATGGGTGGCATTTGATTTAATAAGGACTTGTTATTTGGAATATCATATAATGTCCAATCATTCACGTCAAATGATTGTTTTGGATTGAAACTATTTGTTCTCTTTACGGCATTTTTGTTCCATATAAAAGTATTTGTATTACCGTTCAATGGTTCTAAACCTAACCTATCTGTAACATATTCAGGACTATTGCCATTATTTATTATTAATTCTACTGTTTCATTTCCAGTAAATGCATTAAAGTTATATTCGACATCCCATTCTTTACTGTAATTAAATTGATAATGTACAACATCTGGAGCTAATTCAGGACTAGCAAACGCACCTGTAAAATTATCTCCCGGCGTTGGAAATTGGTCTGTTCTATCTAGTCTCGTTATTAAAAGATACTTTCCAGGACCTAAATCTCCAGATAATGGTATATATTGTGTTGATAATGTATTTGAATACTGTCTTGTTGTAGTGGTTTTTAATCTTTTATAAATACCATTGCCAGTTTGTATCTGTAATTCATCAATCCATACTGCTGTATTCAAGAAACCTAAAATTGCTCCAACTGCATCACTACCACTATTCAAGTCGGGTTCTGAACCTGACCAATTTTGAAATGTAGATGAATTATTATCAAACCATCCAAAGTTAGGTGTGCTTCCCAAACTATAATAACCAATCCATGCACTTGTTTCACCATTTGTTGTAATTATATTATAAACGAAATCATTTTCTGCGGTATTTACTATTGTTGCTAGATTTGCATTTAAGGCGTTTGCTTGAGTTTCATGGTCAGTTTGTGATAATTGCGATGTATTTAAAGCATACTCATAATCCGCAAAATCACCAGTTCCAGAGACCCACGTTAAACCTCCATCATTAGGTTGGTCGCTTACTATACTAAGTGTAGGAGTAAATGCCAACTTATAATATTCTAATTCGACAGTAACAGATGTTTCATTATTTTTAATTAAAATATATTTAGAGCCAGATTCATAAGTAAAACTTTTACCAGGTATGACACCCCAATCAGGACTACTATCTCCCACTTCCCAAATTAGTAAATCAGGAAGTCTTACAGAAATAACAAAATCTTGTGAAGTTTGCGAACCTCCATCACTTATTACAAGTGAAACATTATTTACACCAGCATCATTTACTAAAGCAGTTCCTGTCAAAATTGCCGTTCCATCACCATTATCTGTGAATGTTAACCAATCTGGTAAAACAGGTGCTGTAATTGTAAATGGGTCGCCATCACTATCCGATGCAACAATATTATAGGTGAATGTGTCATCAATATTTATATTTGTATTTGGTGGTGTTGATGTTATAACAGGTGCGTCATTTTTTGCAGCACCAACAGAACCAATTAAAATTCGTGTATTGTGAAATGCAACAGTCTCATCCGTTAAGTATAAAGTTTTATCATGAATAGGCGGTGATACTTCCATACCGGTTGTTTTTTGTGTGAATGAATATGATTTACCTCCAAAATCAATATTTGTAATCTCTCCAACAGCTAAATTACAGTAAAATGATTCTTGAGTTAAGTTTGGTAAAATATTAATTATATTAGGGTCTGGTTTTACAACTTTCACATCACCATTGAAACTAGTTGTCATTGCATCTGGCAAACCCATTTCATCTCTACTCATTTTAATTTCTCTTACACCTGAAAATGTGCTGAAAATATTTGAAATAAATGAAGTAAGAGCTGCTTTCTTTTTTTCCTTTGACACTCCACCAATATTTGTTAGTGCACTTCCAACATTTACTTGTGGTGTTACACCTGTATTAACATCAGACAATACAGACAAGAGAACATTTTGAACTGCATTATCAACTGCAACTTTGTCATTCTGGTCCATTACCTCTTCAATAATGGAAATATTTATGTTTCTACTGTTTGAATATAAATTACTTTTTCCAAAAGCTCTATACTTAAATAGCTCTGTGACACCAAATGTGCTGAAAGCAGTGTATGTAATTGTATCAGTGCTTCGTATTCTAGTTGATTCTAAACGAATCTTTCTATTTCCATTTAAAATAATCGAACCATTTGTGGGAGCTTGAGTAATTTCAAAAAACTCTACATTTAATCCTGTTAATACGATATCAATGGTATTGTTTGCCTCAACCTGCAAATCTACATTTTGTATGACTGCATTATTCTTAACAACACTTGTATCAAATTCAAAAGTGATTGTTGCATTATTAGTATTGCCATTAGGAGTATTTAAATACCATTGTATATTTTCACTGCCTGAACTACCAATATTTGTATTAAATTTACCAAATTCATGATAACCAAATGTTGTTTTATTGAAAACACCCTTTGTAGGTGTCGTAACAATATTAACAGTTATATTATTCTTATCTAAATCAGTAGTATCTATAAATGAGAAATCAAAAGTGATTGTTCTTCCAGGAACAATCTTCGATACTGTCTCATCAAACAAAGTAATTGAACCAGGACCTTTGGCAATTTCAGAAACAGTAATTCTTCCGGTATTACCCATACCTACAGCAAAATCTGCTGTAAATGAAACATTAGTAGGCAATGTTGCAGTAGGATGGTCTTCCAATATTATTTTACTGTTTGTGTTATCAACGCCAAAAGTTAAAGTAGACAAACCAATAGTTTGTGTAAAGTTTGTCATATTTATTGAAGCTCCAGTGAATATACAATTTGTAAGTGTTGCACCAGAAAAGTCTGTGTGAAATAGATTTGTAAATGAGAAATTACAGCCAGTTAGATTTTTAGACTTAAAATCAATATATGATAAATTAGAGCCAGAGAAATCGATATTCTGTAAGTTATCTATATGACGAATACTACTACCTGATAAATCTCTCCCAATTATTGATGGATTTTGTAAATCAATTATGTTGTAAAGAATCATATCATCTTTCTTTGTATCTTTTACAGAACTTCCAAAACTAATATCAGTTTCACTTATAATTTGACTAGGTGCATCTGTTGTCGAATGAAAAACAAAAGAGATATCTTTATTTGAATCTACATCCATCTTTAATGTGTGCGGTAATTCTACATTTAAAATACTTTTTACCGTGTATTTAATACTCTTATTTAACTTAAGACTTGTCTTTAATTTCACTCTTTTTGTATTTGTTAAATCTGCATCTCTCCCAATTATCATTCCACTTCTAAACTTATATTCATTTGGAAGCAACTGATTTGCTCGACCCTGATAATTTTCACTAATGTCATAATTTCTCCAAGTCATATTTTTACTACGCACACCTGTTAAATCATTGAATCCTGTGCCAAGTTTAAACATAAAATCATTTTTTACATGCAAATCTACATAATTAATTTGAGGTCCAATATATGCATCTGCAAAATCGTCGAAAATATAGCCTACTGGGTCAACTGCTGGTAATCCTGTAAGATTTAATAATTTAGTGTTTTTTATAATAGTATTTGTAAATATTGCATTTGATACAGTTGCGTTCATAAGAGATAAATTTGTTAAATCTTCGTTTGTAAAATCATAATCAGAACAATTCAAATCTTCACCATAAATATAATATTTATTATTATTTAATAATGAGGCATGTTTCTTGGGGTTAAATGTTGGTAATTCAGCGAGAGAATCAAATGGACCTAATTTTGCATTTAAAAATGTTGTATTTGTTATATCTTGACCATTTAAATCAATGTCAATCGAAACATCTTGATATGGACCATTACCAATTAGTAAACCCGGACCCAATATATTGTTTCCAATTAATTTATACCCATTTGCTGAAGAAATTATAGGAACGCTATTATCAACCATATGAATGTGTGTATTTTGAAAAATACAATTTGTAAGTATTGAATTATTTAAATTAATGTTTGATATATCCAAATTTTCAAACGAAAATGTTCCAAAATCGGTTGTTTGTATAACCATATTACTTCCAATTAAAAAATTGTTCACTCCGTTTAATGTTAAAATCTTATAATTACTGTTTGGAAAATTAGAAACTGTCCCAGAAAATGGACCACCTACTGTATTTGAAATTATTGCATTTGACAAATTTGTTCCGTTTAACGAAGTTCCTGAAAAACTACAATTTGTAAAATTAAATCCTGATAAATTTTGAGAAGACAAATTTGAATTTGTAATATCCAAATCAGGACCAATAATGATTTTATTATTACTATTTATTACTTGAATTAAATTACAATTTTCAGGCAATGTTGCAGGCGTTCCTTTAAAATTCACAAATCTAGCACCTTGTATATGGTTTGTATTTAATATTACATTCGTTAAATTTGCATTGTTAAAATCAACATCTGTCAAATTTTGTTCAGTCATATCCACGCCTGATAAATCAACATTTGGACCGATTATAAAAGTTTTTAATACATTTACATTATTATGACTTATAAGCTTTGTATAATTTTTTGTTTTTTCTTGTAGATTAAATTTGTTACCACCTTTATTTATAAAACCAAAAACTGTATTATTAAGTGTTATATTACTAAATGATGTATCTGAAACTAACGCATCAGTAAAATTACAACCAGAGAGAGAAATATTTGTAAAATCACAATTCTGTATTGTTAAATTAGTCATATTCAAATCATCAATATTAAGATTATTATCAAGACCATTTTTAAAGTTGAAATCAATAAAACCACTTATTAATATCGCACTATTATCAATTTCTAAATTTGTTGGTATAGTATTTAATGTAGTAAATGTATTTAATAAAACATCACTTATATAAAATGTATCACCTGAAGCTGTCAGTGTAAACGTATTACTGCTATCATTTACCGTATAAATAATATTATTTAAAGTATATTTCCAATTAACAATATTTCTATTAAAATACTTGTCTTTAATACTAATATTATGTGATTCTTGTATCCAATCCCCCATTGAAGACCTGGGATTACCAGTTTTATCAAGTGAATATGTAATTTTAATGTTTAAATTTTTTTCAAGATTTTTTGTTTGTGATATAAATTCAGGATTATTCATATTACATGATATTAAATCAACAGTAAAATTAGTTTTACCTTGTGATAACAAAGCTATTAATTTTATTAATTCACTACTATAAAATTGTCTAGCTTTTTCTGTATAATTATATGTTTCAATTGTATTATGAAATGGTGTTGTTTTTTCTTTTTTATCATTGGTTTTATTTGAGTTCCATGTCTTACCTGTTCTATCTGTAATTTTTATTGGATGAATTATTTTATCACTTATTTTTCTAGTAATTTTATTATTATATTTTAACTTACTTTTCCTTGTTCCATATAAATTATTATCATATCTTATTTTTCTACTTTTATTCTTAGGCTCCGGTTTCTTTTTATTAGTTGTTAGTTGATATGTGTCAAAAAATGGTATGCGACAACGATTACCAACATTATCCCAAAGTAAAGCTAAAGATAGTACATTAGCTTTATCTTTAAGATTAATAGCATTTACGGAATTAATATTTTTATAATGAATAACATTTGGTTTAATTGACCCTTCTAGAATTTTCCAATTTTTTATATACATATTATTTGATATAAGAATTGTACTCATTGTTATTATATTATAAGTATAAATTATTTATAATATAAAATATACATTCACTTTTTATTTTTGATATTTTACCTTTTTGGTTTGTTTCTTTCTCTTTTGCTTCATTAACTTCACTGTCTTTTTATAAAGTTTATCTTTCTTTTTTGTCATTTTCCTTAAACCACCACCAATTTTAATTTTTTTGCTTTTTGTATCTATTTTTTCTAGATTTTTTCTCTTTCCTTTACATTCTAATTTTGTTCCTTTAGTCTGATTAATTAGATTTTTTCTATTGCGTTTTCTTTTTGATGAATTTCCACTATCCTTATACTTTATTCCTTTAGCATTAGAAAGATATTCTTCTTTTAATACATTTATAGTTGTTAGGGTTTCTTTGCAATTATTTTTTCTAATTTCACTGGAAGAACAATTATCAGGATATAAAGTAATTTTTACCACTGGAGTCATATCAGTTAATAATTGATTACTTTGTGAATCACTATCATCATTATCTATATTACTTCCTAAAACAATAGAAGAATCACATTTTGAATTTGCAATTAATGAATCTTTATCAATATTATTAAAACTTTGCTCTAACTTTTCAGTTAAATCGTTTCCAATTTCTCTTTTATTACTCCATGAAAATTTTTTTATTTTCCATGTTTTATCTTTTGAAGTTAATTTTTTATAATTAGGCTCTTCTGGTAAAGTAAATATATATCCTTTTGGTGAAAACAAATTATTTACTAAATAATTAATATTATTTATTACTGTTTTTCTTGCTAATTTACTTAATTCACTTGTGTTTTTTTCAGAATATAGTTTTTCTATTTTGCGCCATAAAACTCTATCTTTTTTTATAAGTTTTAAAATACTTTCTCCGTTTAATAAATGTGTAATAACATCGTTATAAGTTAATGCTTTTTTATCTTTGTCTAAAAAATGGTTTGTTAATACTGTTGCATTAATATTTAAAAATAATGGTAAAATTATTCTTGAATTATAACTTCTGAATCTTTTACTACATCGTAATAACCTATCTATATTTTTATATCTATAATCAGTGCTAACTGTTTTGTCGTCGATAAAAATTTTTAATTCTTGCTCAATCTTAGTTAATGTTGGTATTGAAACAATACCCATTGGCATATTTTTTGTTCTTCCTGTTGGATCGTGTAATATATCGTTTGAATTTATAAAAATATTTTCTTTATTTTTTTTTCTATATGGAACTTCACCATATTTTGGACTTAAACTATCTAATATATATTCTAAAAAATCAAATAATCTTTTAACTATAACTGAATCTGTTGATTTAGATTTATCATTCTCTTTATAGAGAGCTGTTTCTTTTGCTATTTTAAAAATACTTTTTACAAAATTATCAACATGCAACTCTTTTTCAACTTTGGTTTCTACATCATTTTTGTCTCTTTTTACTAATGTATTGAATAACTCAACCGGTGTTCTAAAAACTGTTTTTTTTTTAATAAATTCACTTAATTCAATTAAATCATCAACATTTATACCTTCTACATTTGCAACAATGTTATAGAATGTTTTTCTCTCTGTTTCCCCAGTAATTTTCTTTCTTATAAATTCATCTGTAATTAAGCGATATAACCAATCATCTTCTTCTTCATAAAATTTAATTAATTCTTCTTGATTACTATTTGTAATACTATCTGCATCGTCTGTTCTTTTTCTTATATTTTCAACCCTATTTTTTGACCTATCTTTTTTGATTTTAATTTTTTCTTCGATAAGTGTTGTTGCCTTTTTTACATTTTCAGCATTTTCTGGGTCAGAAGTAAATTTTTTACTATCTATTTCTGTTTTTGATATATTAGAATTTGACTTTCTTGTATCTTGTATTTCTTTAGAAATCATTCCTTTTGAAAACAACCTGTTAAATTCATCATCATTTGCATCTAACCGAATTTGTAAAGCAAAAAAATGACGCTCTAATAATGCTAAATCTATTTCATCTGTTTCATCTGTTTGTTTAACACCATTTTTTTTATTTTTTTCCGTAATTTTACTATTCATTCTCTTCTATATATTGTGTTTATTTTTTTCTTTATATTTGCGAATAATATTGATTGCTTTATCTAATTCTGCTTCTTGAATTATACCATCATTATTTGTATCTATATCTGCTTCCATTTTTTTTAAATTCTCAGGTAATACATTATAATTACTATTTCCATTCAATAATATTTCAGTTAACAAAACATACCCACATGTAATTACTAACGCAGTATAAACATCTCTAGAACCAACCCATGCAATTGAAAAAATTAAAATTTGCTTTGTAATACTGTTCTTAAACAGTGCTTCTTGTGCAGGCGTTAAACTAATATCAATATGTTTAGAACCAACATTTAGCATTAGAAGTGCTAAACCAGCAAATATTTTACTATGATTAATATTATCAATAAACTTGTCAATTTTCTTGTTTAGAACCATTTATAATATATAACGAAATATATTTTATAAATCTAAGAATTATTTTGTTTCTTCTTCTGGTTCATCTTCTTCATGGTCGTCGCCTTCACGACCTACCATACCTTCTTCTTCAGGTTCATCTTCAATTTCTTCACCTTCATGATGAGCTCCTTCTCTTCCTGTAAATGTATCCTCATCAGGTTCTTCAAGCACTTCATCTTGTTTGCTGCCTTCCTGACCAGCCATTCCTTCTAGCAAACCATTATAGATAGATGTATAAAGAATTACACCTAAAAGTCCTAAAATAATATGCTTGTTTGCTAAATAACAAATTGTCAAAACCAAAACTAATTTTCCAACCATATTATCTACTAAAGGCTTGATTCTATCAGACATTAAATTAGCTACTACCAATGCAATAAGCAATATAAGATTTTGTTCCTTCATATATAATTAGCAAATATTATTTATGATAATTAAAAAGAAATTCACTAAATTATTATCTAAATTTTTTATAAGAAGATGTCTTTATTTGTAAATGCTGCTCCTTTTGAAGAAAATAATAGTACAATTGAAAATAAAAAAAAACAAAGAAATCATACATTAAAGAAGCCACAAAAGGTTAAATTACCTACAATATCTTTTAATGATGATGATACTGCTAGTTTAGCAGATTTTAAACCTTTAGCACCTCCAAAAATGATGAAAGAACCTCATATGAGTAATAATATGGCCCAAGACACCAATATTAATAATAATTTTATTCATGAAGGTTTCACAAATGATGAAAATACAATAAGTGAATATCCACAAAAATATTCAGAGAAACCAATGTCTAGATTAGAACAACATCGCCAATTTGTATCTAATATTAAAAATAATATTCATCCTCTTAATAGTAGTTTAGACATGAATGAATGCCCGGTTCATGCTCATGATAAAATGACTGATGACCAAAAAGAACTAAATGAAAAGATTAGCTATATGATTAAACTTTTAGAAGACCAAAAACACGAAAAAACAGAAGGAGTATTTGAAGATGTCATTTTATACAGTTTTTTAGGCATTTTCATGATTTTTTTGGTTGAATCTTTTACAAAAGCCGGAAAATATGTCCGCTAATTTATTATCAGTGCATCATGTGAATCAATTTTTGGATGATTATAGTTATATAAAAACCAACCACTACGATTTGTTATGAATGGTGTATTTCCTTTCATAACTAAATTATTTAGTTTTACATTATCAGACATCTCTTCTAAATGCAATATATTGTATCCTTCTTCTTTATGTAATTTCTCTAATATATGATAAAAACCTTGTATAAAAAAATGGTCTGTTTGTCCATCATTGATTGATGCGATGCATGCTATTGTTGAATCATCGTGATATTTTGTAGTATCATTTTTAAAAATATAACTGCAAAATATTTTATCATTTTGCAATATTAAATAAATAAAGATACATTTCTGTTTTAGTAATTCCACTAAATTTGTCATATCTGGATAAACAAATGCTTTAAATCTCTCTTTAATGCTAAATAAATATGAATAGAAAAAATGAATGTTCTGTCCATTAATCTCTAAAACTCTACTGGCAGAGTGAATGTCAAAACTATTTGTAAACCAATGTTTTATTTTATAAATGCTAAAGCGAAAGCTTGTTAATGGTATAACAAATTCATTTTTAATATTTTCGCGTTTAGATATGAATATTTTAGATACTGCATTTGTATGTCGAACTTTATGCACTAAAGTATCCATAATTCTTGGTGCAATTTCTCTCTTTCTTGAGTTCATCTTTATACAAAGAAAATCATTGCAATAAACAATGTTTTCTAATTTAACATCATTATGAATTTGTATGATGGAGTTATTGTTTCTTCGCAATTCAATATTTAGTGGAAATGAACCGACTAATCCAACAAGTTCTTTATTGTCATAATACATTCCTATATATGCATTGTTATTATGAGAGAGAAAATTACTTATAAACTCTGTATCTGTAATTGTGTATTTAAAATTATCGTGCATTGTATATTGATAATTCTCTCTTAAAAAAGCCGAACAACTTTCAATATCTTCCTTTTCTATTTCATTCGGTGAATTAAACTTCATATTATGATAATTAGTCCATTTTGTAATTTCAGGAAGTGATTCTTGAATAACATGAGGTTCTCTAAAATAAGGAAAGAGAGAATATATATTAGTAATTGAGTTAAAATTAACAGGTTGATTATACCAGAATGGATGAGCAATTTTGTTGCGAAACCTAACAAAAATGTATAGTATTATAATACCAGAAATTGTTGCGAAAAAAAGATATGTTAAACATAAATAGATGATATAAGAATACCAGCGATTTATTGTTGTTGTTGCAGTCGTCTTAACAGAATGTGCAAACCCTGAACCAGTATTTTGTAAGCTATTTAAATTTACAACTTTTTCCGGATTAAATAAAATATTAATATAGTCCATTATTATTTTATTTGTTTATTTTTAATGTTCTTTCTGCAAAAAATACAAATATTGATGGTGATAACGAACATGCGATAAATGTTCTTTACTATTAATTTTAAATCCACAGTGCTTAAAAAGTTTTTCAGTCTCTTCTAATGATTTAATATTAAGTGTATGTATATTTTTTCTAACATTACCATTATTTGTATCAGTAAATTCTTCTAAGAATTTTGCCTTGTTTCCTTCTTTAAAGTTTTCGGTAAATCGAGATTTGTAGTCAAAACCGTCAAATTTTACAATAGATTCAGTAATACGTTTATCTTTTTTAGCAAAAGTTTGCAAAGGTAAAGCAAAAACTTCACTTGGTGGAACAATTGGATGAAATTTATCACGGTCTACAATGTGAATCACTAGATGTCCATTGTGTCGTAGCCACTTATTACAATTTCGCAAAAAAGCTTCTTGGTCTGGCATGTAATAGAATGTGTAAAATAAACATAATATATGTGTAAATTCATCTCCTTCAAAAATCATAGAATCCATTGCATTACCATATTTAATATCAATATCATCAAATTTATCTTTACTTTTTGCAATCATTGCTTTAGAAGTTTCTAATCCAATAGCTTTTATATCTCGACTGTGGAGAGAATCGACGTGGTATCCTAATCCAGACCCAACGTCTAATACATTACTTAATTTATTTATTTTAGTCTTTCTCTCTATCATTCCTAATTCATATGAAATTTTTAAAGCATCATTCATTACATACTCATAAACATCAACATAAAATTTGTCATATAAATCATTATTGTATTTAATTACAAACTTTTCTTCTTGTGTAAAAGCTTCAACGTGATTTTTCTGTTTTTTAAAAATATGAGCAATTAATAATAGAAACCCTAAACCAAAAACAAATATATTAATTAAAGGTGTTCTTGTAAAAAATGTTTTAATTTGCATATATGTATTATTGTTATAATTTTTGTATTTAAATTATAATATGAATGATAATGAAATAAATGATATTCGTCAATCTAAGGATTTTAAAGGAATGACATTTTCTAAATTTAAAAGAAGTGAAGTTAAAAAACTTTTAATAAAAGAATTATTTAATGAGAATTTAGAACAAAGCTTATATTGGAGTGTTGAGTTAATTTGCACAGGATGTTATATGGATTTATGGGAAATTATCATACTTTTTATTTCAAAATATATACATTTAGGAAATCCAAAATTACCGACATATATTGAAATGCGTTTTAATAACTTTAAAAACATTGTCATTAATGGATACATTGGTAATGAATTGGCTATGCGTAATAATCAGAAAATAAGAAATATATTTGCAGAAATTATCACTGTGTTGTGTCAATCACCAAAAAGACATGGCTTTGATGTTATTAAAATAAATAAAGACATTGATTATAATTTAGGACACTTATCTAGTCGACTTAAAGCACCAAATACAACATATGGTGATAGAATTTTTCGTAAAGAAGACCCTAAAGAAATATATATTGCAACAAATGAATTAGCATATCATTTATCAGAACATTCTAAAAATCTTGTGGACTCATGTTTTTGGATAGAATGGGTTATTGAATATGAAAACATAAGTAAAAAATTCAAGAAAAAGATTGAATGTGAAAGAAGAGAGAATATGCCTGTTGACCAAAAATTTCAAAAAGAAACCATTTGGGTTGTTTGGGATACAATTCTTACTTTTCTTGAAGATAAAAGTGAAATGACAAAAAAAATTATTAATAGTCTACTTTCTCTCTACTGTTTACATTACAGTTCCGGTTGTAAGAAACGACGACGTTATATTCTGTATTTTGCTGTTTCTATTCTAGTTGACAATTATAATACAAATACAAATATTATACAAAATAAACAAGTAATAGATAAAGTAATTGGACAGATTCACATTATCTATAAACAAATCAAAAAACACGAAGAAGCTCCTAAAACTGATTATCTTTTCAATGATGAAATTAAAGAAAAAAGTAATCTAGAAAAAACAGTAGAAAAACTCGATAAAATAAAGGAAATCATGGGCTCTGTTTAATGCTTTAATGCTTTCACTTTATATGTTAAATATGTCGTTATCGCCATTAATGTTCCACCCCATACTGTGTCTATTAAAGCTGGTATTGGTTTCCATTTCTTAAGTGTTGCTAAATTAACTGTTTCATATACACCATAAATGCATACTCCTAATACAAATGCATCAATCAAAGGCCGTCTTTGTGAAATAATAAAATAATCCAAACCAAAAACAAGTAAAATATAACATAGAATTGCAGCATACCATTTAAACTGAACTTTCTCTCTTTGTATTGATTCTAACATTGGTATAAAAATATTTTTTCCAAATGTTGAAAGATAAACAATATCAACTAAAATCATTATTACTCCTGGAATTAAATAACGCATCTTTATAAAAAATAGTAATAATAAACCACACAACCCGTGCATTATATATTAATTAATCAAAAAAATAGTTTAATTTAAAGAAATTATTACAATTACATTTTGATAGTAGATAATAAAATTTTTCAATAAAACTATTATCACTTTCATTTCGGTCTAAGAAATCTTCTTCTGTGTCATTTAATAATGGCTCATCTACAACATTTGTTGATGTTTCTATTTTACCATTTTTAAAATGATGAATAGTTGACCCTATTGTTTCTGTGAATATTTTCTGTGGAGAGAATTTTTGTATTGGCGATTGTATATCAGCATCATCTGTTGGTAATGCTGAGTATTCATAATCTGGTTGAACTTGCATTATATTTATATTTATATTTATTTTAATTAATTTATATAAATATATTTAACAGATAATATAATATAAGATGGAAGAAAATAAAGAACAAGAGACAAAGAGAGAAACTAGAAAATATAATCCAAAAGTAGATGTAAGTCATTACTTTGGATATGGTGGACATGATATCATTGCATCCAAAATTGTTTTGAATTATATTATACAACAGTTTCATACAACTAGAACATTTATTACAACTACAATAAATAATACAAATGCAATTACACATGATGATATTATAAAAGGTTTTGAAAATCATAGTGAATTTAACATTTATGATTTTACTTTTAAGGATGAATAAGTGTTTATTTTAATAATATTATTTTACATTAATATAATGATATTATTACAATTACCTAATGAATTAATATTTAATATTATAAACAAATGCTGTATTGGAAAACAGAGAGAACTTATGATAATTAACAAGAATTTATACTATGATGAAACTTTTCAAGATATAAAAAATAAAATACTTTTAAAAATATTACGAATTAAACTATGGTTAAAATTAGTTATACAAAAACGAAAATTATTTAGGGATTTAAATTATATTTTGAATCACCATTTTACACTAAATTATTCTGGAATGTTGCGATATAAAGATATATGTCTTTTTTACTCTCCACATATACAATATGGACCATGCAGATTTTGTATGAAAAACTTAGACAAACATAAATATTTTAAAATGATGAATATATATTTAGAATTAACGTTTAAAAATCAACTAATTAGTTAATATTCAGAAGTTATATTTTATTATATTATATATAATGAGTGCTAATGATGTAATTGATAGAACAGCTAAAATTGTTACAGACAATGTTGCAATTGGTAAAGAAATGATAAGTGATATTTCAATTGGACCTAGAAATGAATCTTCTAATACTGGTAAAATGACAATGTATATTATTGTTATTTTTGTCCTTGCAATGTTAGGAATAAATATTTTTGGTT